CTGATGGAAAAGAAAAGTGTTTTTATGAACAGAGCCAAAAATAATTTGGATGGGGGCCGAAGCCCACCACCTCAGTACTGGTCGACTTTGTCCTTGACGATCCGGTAAATCCCTTGCGAGCGGCAAGCGCGACCACGTGTCCAGTCGTGGTTGACGCCATCCTTGATGCACAGGATGTGACCAGTCGTGTACATCAGGTAGGTGCTGCCATCTTCCCAGACCTTCTTGAAACGGTCTGGGTGGTGGGTGGTGACGCTTTTCAGGATCTGGTGAGCCTTGGGATACTGGCGGATGAAGTGGTTGTCCGGAACGAACTCCATCCGGTAACCAAGCAACTTCACGGCGCGCTCGATGACGGAGGTCCGCGTGCCCTTGCGGCTCAGGCGTCCCATGCGAGCCAGCAGGTCCAGAACGGCCTCGTAAGGAGTGTCGGTCGCAACCGAGATCGCGCGAACGGCGCAGTCGTTGGTCTCGTTGTTCTTGCTTGCGGCCACCATCATTTCCTTGTATTCGCTGGTCCGGCTGTAAAGGCGTGGGTTGATCGCTGGCATTGTTCTGGCTCCATTTTGGTGAGGTCGCCCTCGGTACAAGAGTAGTATGCCTCATTACGACAGAAAAGAAAAGCGTTATTACGACAGCCTTCAAATTTTCTTTCTCATCAAAAACAACGACTTGCAGAGATCTGATAGAAAACTATCAAAATAAGTATTTTCCTCCGATGAATTTGCAGGCATAGTCTCCGGACTGCGACCTCGGCAGTCAAGCACACGGATGGTCCGTTGCACCGAGGTGATGGAGAGAAAATGGCTAAAGCTATTGTGAAGGCGCAAACCAATGCGCTTATGGATGCCAGCGGGTTCGAGGAATTTGCTGGCGCTGGTATGGAAGGAGTCAAGGCTGACGACATGCTCGTCCCGCGACTTGGCATCCTTCAGGCGCTCAGCCCTCAGGTGAACAAGCGTAAATCTGAATACATCGAAGGTGCTGAGCAGGGTCTCATTGCCGACGTTGGAACCGGAGAGCTGTTTCCTGATGGCATCTGGTTCTTGCCGGTTCACTACCGCAAGGATCTTCTTGAGTGGGCACCGCGCGACTCAGGAAAGGGATTGGTCAATGTCCACACTGACCCTTCCATTCTTGACCAGACGACACGCAACGACCGCAACCAGCCGGTCCTTCCCAACGGCAACTACATCGCAGAGACTGCCCAGTTCTTCGGGCTGAACCTGACCGCTGGTCGTCGTATGTCGTTCATCCCGATGACCTCGACCCAGCTGAAGAAGGCTCGGCGCTGGAACACTCTTGCCATGGGCGAGAAGCTCAAGCGCGGCGATGGATCGGAGTTCACCGCTCCATTCTTCTATCGCACCTACAACCTGACCACAGCCGCTGAAAGCAACAACGACGGCGACTGGTTCGGTTGGAAGGTAGAGCGCGGCTTGGCCTTGCCAGAGATCAATCTGGAAGAGCACGGCATCGACTGGCGGGTTCTCAAGGAAGAGGCGGTGGCCTTCCGTGAGTCGCTGATCAAGGGCGCAGTCAGGGCGGACGTTTCCGGCATGGACGGCGGCTCTGATTCCAGCTCAGAAGGGGCCATGTGATGGACAACTCTGAGTTTGATATGGGAGGAGAGGCTTCGGCCTCTCCCGACACCCTAGGAGTTCTGCACACCTTGCTCGGAGAGGCGATCACGCTTGAGCAGATGGTTGCACAAATGGAAGAGGACCTCAAGGCTGCGAAAGCCAACCTCCACACGATGAAGTCCAGCCGGATTCCTGACGTCATGGACCAGCTGCAGATGGACCAGCTTTCGTTCCGTGGCTGGACCGTCAAGATTAACGACTTCGTTTCTGGTTCGTTGCCGAAGGATCCGCAGAAGCGTCAGAAGGCTCTTCATTGGCTTGAGCAAAACGATGCGTCTGGTCTCATCAAGACCGAGATCAAGGTCGCATTCGGCAAGAGCCAGCACAACGAGGCGCTGCATGTTGCTGGGCGACTGGAAGCGGACGGCTACGCGCCGAATGTTGAGAGCGGTGTCCACAGCGCAACGCTGCAGTCTTTCGCTCGCCAGCGCATCAAGGAGGGAGATCCGATCGACACCGAGGTTCTTGGTCTCTTCGTCGGCAAGGTCGCCAAGCTGCAGGAGCCGAGAGAATGAAGCGGGTCTGTTGTCAAAACTGCGGCACACAGGTGCTTCCATTGCCCAGCGGCTTGGGCGATTGGCCTTTGGAGGAAATGGTTTCCGAGGACGATCGCATCCGTGAGCTTCAGATGCAGGCGCTCCGCAAGGGCATGGACCCTCGCCACTCCATCAACATCGCCAGCAACTTTCCGGTTGCGCGCGTTCAAGAGCTGAGGGTGGTCGCATGAAGGTCCATGTTGTAGGAGCTGGCATGGCAGGGTTGTTGGCGGCGGCAATGCTGCGCAACGACTGTGATGCTGTGTTCGAGGCGGCGGAAGGTCTGCCAAACAATCACTCTGCTGTTCTCCGCTTCCGCTCGTCGGTTGTGGGGGACACGCTCAATATCCCGTTCAAGCCGGTGGACGCGATCAAGGCTTTGCACGAGTGGCGCAACCCGATTGCCGACGCGATGGCGTATTCGATCAAGACAAACGGCACCGCAACGCTGCGGTCTGTTCTTTCGGCAGATGGAAAGGTCTCGCGCCGGTTCATCGCTCCGCCGGACTTGATCGCTCGGATGGCTGAGATCATTCAGCCTTCTCGGTTCTGCTTTGGGGTCAAATACAGCTGTTGGGATGCTGCTTCTCGGCATCCTGACATCAAGGTCATATCGACCATCCCGATGCCAATCTTGATGAACGAGCTTGGTTGGGAAGGCGAGCGGCCTGAGTTCCGGTCTCGTGAAGGGGCTAACGTCACTGCGGCCCTTGATGGTGTGGACGCCTATTGCTCGCTCTACGTTCCGAATCCAGACTTTCCGGCGTCTCGCATCTCAATCACCGGCGACCAGCTGATTGCCGAGTGTTATGAGAAGGCGGCTTACGCCGGTCTGAAGGGTCAAGAGCTTGATCTCGCAAGGCACTGCTGCTCTATGATGGGCATCGATCCAAAGCGCATCTTGAGCGCAGAAATCAAGCAGCAGAAGTATGCCAAGATCCTCCCGATCGACGAGGACATCCGGCGAGAGTTCATCATGTGGTCTTCCGAGGTGCATGGCGTATACTCTCTGGGTCGGTTCGCCACTTGGCGACCTAGCATGCTGCTGGACGACGCGGTCAATGATGTCCGCGTAATCCAAAAACTGATCAACCGTAAGGGCGCATCCTACGCCCACAAACTGAAGGGATAAACCGATGAAGGTTCAACTGATCGACTACACCGGCGCGGGGTCTGCTGACCCGTCTCGCCACGCGGCAAACCTGCTGGTGTTCACCAAGAATACGCGGCTGGAGATGAAGGCTGGGCTGATGGAAGACATCGCGGCTTGGCCACAGGAAAAGATCGACCAAGAGCTGGAGTACATGGCCAACACCATCCCGTCCAGCTGGGAATTCGTCGAATACAAGTTCCTGATCAATGACGTCACCCGCGCATTCACTCACCAATTCGTGCGGACGCGGACCGGCTCCTACGCCCAACAGACGATGCGCGTTCTCAACGTCAACGGCTGGACCTATGGAATGGGTCCGACCGTCATGGAAGGCGAGGCTGCAGCCTGCTACGAAAGCACAATGATCGACATCTCCAAGGCCTACGACGACCTGATCAAGATGGGGGCAAAGATCGAGGATGCGCGCGGCGTCTTGCCGACGAACATCCACACCAACATCGTTGCGAAGTTCGACCTCCGAACCATGGCCGACACCGCTCGCAAGCGCGCCTCTACGCGGACGCAAGGCGAATACCGCGACGTCATGGATGCAATGAAGTCCGAGGTGTTGCGGGTCCATCCTTGGGCGCGGCTGTTCTTCGAGCGCACATTCGACAAGGCTGCTGGCGAGCTTGAGAAAGAGCTGATCGGCCTCGCCATGCAAGGTGCTATCGACGACAAGCGTAAGATCGACCTGATCAAGCTGATCGACCAGATGAGGATGACAGCATGAGACAGGACAACAGCGAGAAAGAGGCCTACAACCTCGTCCTTTTCCACGAGACGCCCAAGGCATATCTCGTGGGGCGCGAGCCGAAAGACCGCGAAACCGACGGTGCGATGTGGCTTCCGAAGTCTCAGGTCAGCACAGGTCTGTTTGCCAAAAAGGACGGTGTCGAATGGGCTGAGTTCATGATCCCGCAATGGCTGGCACAAGAGAAGGGTCTGGACGCAAGTCTTGATGGGGTGGTGGAATGAACAGGACTGAGATCGTCAAGGCTATCAAGGATCATCCGTCTCCGGAGGCCTACAGCCTCATCACGAGCGAGGAATGGGCCAATGGCCTTGATCGTCACATCCCACAACACATGCAGAACGGCGTCGTCTTGTGGGTGTGTATGGGCATACTTCCTGGCTCGTTCTTGCGGGCGGTGATCAAGAATGATCTGTTCAGAGCCTGCAGAGCAGCCGACGAAACCAATCAGCGAGCCATTTTCGGCTATGCCAACTTCTTCCACAACTACGCTCCTTCGGATTGTTTCGGCTCTCCGGAGAAGGTTGCTGCTTGGGAAAAGCAAGGCGGTCTGGGGGCGCGTGAGGAATGAAGACGGTTGTTTTCGACATTGACGGCACGTTGTCCGACTCACGGGCGAGGGACCACCACGCTCGCAACAGAGACTGGGACGCCTTCCACGCTCACATCATGGAGGATCCGCCGCACGAGGACGCGGCAACTCTGGTCCGCTGGTTGTCATCGCATGACGACATCGAGCTAATCGGCTGCACCGGCCGAAATGAAAAATACCGCAAGCACACCGACACTTGGTTGCGGCAACACAAGATCCCGCTGGAGCACGTTCTGATGCGGCCAGAGTTCGACTTTCGGCACGACACCGAGGTCAAGCCTGAGCTGCTGAAGGACTGGCACAGAGCAACGATGCCTGCCACCAACATGCGCGCGCAAGACCGCGTCGCGTTCATCTTGGACGACAGGGACAAAATGGTTGAGGCATGGCGTGAGCACGGCTTCAACTGCTGGCAAGTCCGCTTGGGGGGTTACTGATGCGCAAGCCATCAAAGATCACCGGAGAAGACTGGTCTGGACAGCGGGTGTCTTACGCCTCTCACCAAGGAGCAACGCCTGAGCACGGCACGGTCCAGCGGATGGCGAATGGAAAGTCGCCTTGCGCGTTCGTCCTGTTCGACGGCGACAGCTCCGCGAAGCTCTGCTACACAAAAGATTTGGAGAAATTGAAATGAAGACAGCACTAATAACCGGACACACGTCTGGACTCGGCAAGGCGCTTTGGAATCGTCTGGAGGACGCAAGCTGGTCCTTGACCGGCTGGAGCCTCGACACCGGCGTTGACGTGTCAAGCGAAGAAAGCGTGAGGCGCGCGACCTCTGAATTGGAAATTGGGACGTTCGACGTTGTGATCAACTGTGCAGGAGTCAATTTCATCGACTGGCACGAGGACACTCCGATCGAGCAGTGGGACAGGCTGATGAACACCAATGCGCGTTCCATGTGGTTGGTCGTCAAGGAGCTTCTCAATGCGAGCTCAATCGCCAAACCAGCGACGGTGGTGAACATCGTCTCCAATGCGAGCCACATGCCAATGACCAACAGCGCGGCCTACAACGCCTCCAAGGGCGCGGCGCACATCCTGACGTTGCAGATGAACCGCGAGCTAAAGAAGCGGCACGACATCACTGTGTTCGGCATCTCGCCCAACAAGATGTCTGGAACCCAGATGTCCGACTACATCGGCCAGCGGGTCTGCGAATTGAGAGGCA